CGGGGCGGTTATTGCGTATAGCATCTCGCTATGCGCGGCTACCTTTCTGGAGTCCTCATGCCCTCCTTATCATCTGCCGTCCTGAGCCCGGTTGATCAAAAGTCTACCTATATCAGGATGGACGACCCCTCTTATGTCAACGTTCTTGTTGACACGAAGGCCACATTAGTGTGGCCATGGGTCGATGTAAAGGTTGGGACTAAGAATCCAGGATGGCTTGGTCAAATTGTTGCTGGACGGGACGCTTCTTCCTATTATTCCAGGAGAGAGACCCGTTTTTCTCAAACCCCTTCCCAAGCTGAAGTGCATTATGACTTCGGCCCTGCTGCCTGGTTAAAATATCAGGCTGTAGATCTTTTTTCTTGGGTCGGGCCCCATCCGAATCCTTCAGGTGTAACAGATGCCACGCTTCGTGACATCGCACTTTCTAGGATAAAACGGAGGATTAATAACAGCAACGAAGGTTTCAAAGCGCTCGTACCTCTTCTCGAATTACGGGATCTCAGGCGCACCGTTAATGGGGCAGTTGCCCTCACTACGGACCTGATCGAGTCGCTTATTGAAATCAAACGCACGCGTGGAAGAAGCGCTTTCCGATACGCATCTAAGGCCTGGCTTACTTTCGGATTTGGGATCTCTCCCATTCTCCGGGATATTGACAACCTTAGTAAATCCATCACTGCCTTCCTCACAAAGGAGGGCCATGTGGACCGCGTCGTCGGTACAGCTTCCAAGGAGTGGATCACGCAAAGCACGGGTGACGCCATAACTGGTGCTTACTTAGCACCGGTACGGTACACCACACGTGCCCAGCACTCACTCTCTTACCGGTTTATCGCGGGTTGGCGATTTTCTGTCAACTCGGCTACTGGTTATGGCGCAGCGTCGCACTTCGGTTTTACGCTGCCGGAACTTGTTCCAGCCCTCTGGGAAGCAACTGCCTTTTCCTGGGTTGCCGATTATTTTGGCACCATAGGGGCCTACCTTGACGACGTTTTTGTCGGACAGGCAGGCGAGTCAGTCTATGTCTTAGAGAACCGTAGTTACCGGGTTAGCTCGATTAGTACGATGGTCCATTACTCCGACAGCCCAAACGCCCTCTTTGTGAGGAACGTACCGGGCATTGGCACGATGGACTCTTACGACTTTGAGAGAACTCCACAGGCAAGTCTACCTCCCCGAATACTCCGTTGGAAAACAACTGACGAAATCGGGATCTTCGCAGTGACTAAACTGCTCAACCTCGCTTCCATCCTTGGAAGCAAATAAGGAGGCATTACTATGCCCTTTTCTCCCACATCTCCTGTCACGGGAGCCGCAGTTACAGGTCTGACGTCCCCTACGTATACGCTTACTGCGGATACGCCTCCGAACTCTAACAGCAAACAATACGCTGTCAGTGCACTCGGAGGGACGCAAACTGGTGTCGATGTCAACACGGTTTCAAAGCCGTTTACGTTGACGATGTTTCGACCGCCAGTCCTCAGACCGCTCCCACAGGCGAACGTCACCACTGGGGTAATCCCAGCTATTCCTCTGAATACGTACAAGATCGCTGTCCGAAAGGGCAGTGTTCCGGCCGCAAACCAGGTGCCTCAATTGATGCGTGCTTACGCAGTGGTTGAGATGCCTGCTGGTTGCGACTCGTACGAGACGGAGGAGGCAAAGGCAATGTGGTCGTGTTTCGTTGGTTCTCTAAACCAGAACAGCGACGCGATCTTCAGCGTCTTTGTCACCGGTACGTTGTAGCCTTCCAGCCCTGAAATTTGGGCATGTGACTTTTAAGGAGATATCTGATGGGTCACGTCGAAGCTCTAAAAGGCTTCTTTACCAAGCTTGAGGATGACCTTGAGAACGCCAACATCAAAGACGCCGTTTCGGCGTTTGCGTTATCAAGACAGCGTGAGCGCGCTCGAAAGCGTGCTCGCTTGGGTGATAACACTCTTTCTGATCGCGCTGTTAGCGATTTTTGCAACCTTAACAATCTGGTTGGGAGCACAATACTTAGTGTTCCTTCTCAAGTTGCTTCGGATGCCCGGAATTTTATCCGGTTCGCTTTATGGCGTTATTCATCGAGTGTTTCTGAACTAAACATCCAAGTCGCGCTTGATCGTGTTCACCTCCTAGATTTGTGGAGGTTTGGCCCTGGTGCTAGTTTCGACACCAAAGGGACTCATGCCTGCCAGAAGATTGGACAGACATGGAGCACGACGTTGTCTGCGACTCCGTACGTTACAATGCTCCGTCGATTCCACCCATATTTGAACGCTAGGGATAGCGCTCTTGGGGGAGTCGATTTGAAGCCAGTACGCGGGTCTAAAATCAGCACAGTTCCCAAAAACGAAGAGAAGGATCGCACTATCGCGATCGAGCCCTTAGGGAATATGTGCCTGCAGCTTGCCGCAGGTGCGTACCTCGAAGGAGCGCTTCGCTCGATCGGGCTGGACATCACTAAGCAGCAGCCAAAGAACCGGCTGCTCGCGCGTAAAGGTTCGAAAGATGGTACGTTATGTACCATCGATCTTTCCTCGGCGAGCGATATGATAACTCCGGCTTTAGTGCAATTGCTGTTACCTCCAGAGTGGTTTGAGTTACTCATGGCGATTCGTTGCCAAGAGATGCTTTTACCCAACGGAGAATGGATTACTCTGCAAATGGTGAGTACAATGGGAAATGGCTTTACCTTCCCATTGATGACTCTGCTCATCACCTCGCTGATATACGGTTTCCGTTGTCAGCGTAAGGGTAGTCCTACCTTGTGGATCGACTGGTCTGAAACGGCCGTGTTTGGTGATGATATCATCATCAGATCGACCGAGTACGACGATTTCTGTTCGATCCTTGAGAGCAGCGGACTTGTTGTTAACAAAGACAAGTCTTACTTCGACGGCAGTTTCCGCGAGTCTTGCGGTGGTGATTATTACGATGGAGAAGATGTAACACCCTTCTACGTCACCTCACTAAGTTGCGATGCTGAAATCTACATCGCACTAAACAAGGTTGCTGAATGGTCAGCTAAGGTCGGTGTGGTACCGACCCGTTGCCTGGGGTATCTGTTTCAACTCCTAAAGCATCCCTGCCATTTCGTTCCTGAGTGGTCCAACCCGGACCAAGGTTATAAAACGACTCAGGTTACTAGACGTTACAAAAAACTGCTACCCCGCGTTGTACAGGTGAGATACTTGGATGAGTTTTTTCTCTATCCACTTGCCTGTGCGGGGTATGTAACTTCTAGCGCACGCGGTCCAATCTTTATGCCTCGACTGAAAAAAACGAGGTATAGGACCGTGAGTGACAGGTTGCCTCGCGGCTACCTGGACGGACGCGATCCTCTCACGAGGACGCCCCAAGTCTCCTCCCATTGCGATTTCATCGCCTGGATGGGTTCGGTCGCTTTCCCT